ATTTCTGCTGTGTTAGTGCTGCCTGTAAAGTCTTTGATATAATCTACAAGCGCATCGGCTGTGGGAACGGTATACATTTTTTAATGTCCTCGGAAATATTTTTTCTCACCCTTTTTCGTTGGGTAAGCAACTGCAACTGGAATAGGTAGTTTACCGCCTGGGTAGCAAACATACTCTGGATACTCTGTTTCAACAACACGATAAAACTGTGCTTTTAATGTTCTATCATTTTTTAACGCATTCCATGGAATACCATCAAAGTATTGATCACTGATACGAACAGCGATAACATGTGGTAAGTCCATCCATTTGAATGATAGTTTACCATCATCGCCTATTGGTGCCATTGGATCTGGAACACCTGCTTCAGCGGCTGCTCTGTAGTTTTTAACTGCTTGTTTAATTGCTTCTGTGTTTTGCTGTTCGCGTTTGATGTAAAACTTACCATCTTCACGACCAGTAGTAACAATGATATTGCCACTTTTGTTTGCGGCTGTTCTAGACCAATCGCCTTTCATACTGCGATACAAGTCATCGTTTTGAAGTAGTTTGTCTGCTACGCCATTGTGGCTAGTAATTACACCACCATGATCTTGGCGGTAATAGTTTAAGTCTTTTTCTGGATCTTTATCGTCCAGATATTCGGGTTGATTGTTGCTCATAGTATTATTTAGCGTTTCTAAAGTCAGTAGAAAAGGCTCCGAAGAGCCTTTTCATATTACATTAACTCAGTTAAGAATTAAGGAGTAACATCACCAGGGCCGATGTTAGTGCGGCTTACATAAGCGGCATTACGAGCACCAGGTAAACTTGCTTGTGCGGCTGTGCCAGCAACGATGTTGTTTAGAACACCTACGCCTGCTGGGTTACGAACAATTAGCGTTCCTTCCATGATGAACTGATCCAAACTAGCATCAGCATTGCTGAATACTTCGTTGTTAGGACCTAGGTCACGCAAACTACCCCACTGAACAACATCTTCATTCAAGAAGTAAATTGCGTTAGCGTTTACGCTATCCATGATCCAAGAATCAAAGATTTCGTATGTGTAGTTGAAGTCGCCTTCATAAGTTTGAATTGTGTCACCACGAGCACTATCAACACGGTTGATACCACGAGACTGAGGCATGTTGTCAGAAAGACTTGTGCGTAGGCTTGTTGGAGCAACTACTGTGCGGATCTTTGCGTTGTAACGCTGTTCAGCAACTGTTACCAACTGCTTGTATAGCGCAGGGCTAAACAATTGGTTAGTAAATGAACCGCTTAGGAAAGAACTACCGTTTGCGTAAACGCGGAAAGCGTTACTTGCTTGAACTGCCACATCGGTGTCTTCATTGTTGATGAAAGTGTCAACACCAGTTAGTGAACCAGAACCAGCGGCTGGGTTAATAGAAATTGTGCCAGCGAATGCGTTCAATGAACCCATACGACGACCAGTTTGACCTGCTGGTAGACCAGAGGCTGTTCCTGTTTGACCAGCATACTTTGTGCCGATTTGGTCTGCGCGAACTAATTGTAATTCAACATCAAACATCAATTCAATCAATTGCTTGACTTCTTGATATGCTTGTGGATCACCACCAGCCTGCATAACTGCGCGAGCAGTTCCAGAACTAGCAATAGTTGTGCTGAAAATCTGTGTGTAGTTACCTAAGTTGTAACGACTGTTAGATTCTGCGTTGGCTGTAGAAACAGCGGCACCTTCAACCTGTGCTTGAACGCCAGGTGTGCGATAAATGTCATCAGTCCACAATGGTAATGTGCTGTTAACTTTACGCTTCTTAGACATGCACATGTTGAGAACCGGCGTATCATCTTTCACTCTATTGGACACATCTAGGTCCAAATCCTTGACAACGATGTCAGCGCCGTATGCTGTAGTTCCGTTACCAATTTGACTTGTTGTAATTTCTGCCATGTTAGGCTCCTATAAAATTATTTCCTACCGCCTCGAATACTCTGTAGTCGTTGCATTAGTAGGTTGTCACCGGCTTTTTTATCACCGGACTTGGCTTGTTCACGAAGTTTCTCAATGTTATCATTTGAACCTTTGTTAGTGTTAGTGCTGCCTTTGCGCTGTGTTAACTGCGCCATACTTGCACCAGCAGTTTTAGTTGAGGGCTTATCGCGATAGCGTAATCCATCTCTAACCAAACTTAACAATGCTTCATCACCGGCGATGAGGTCAATGTTAGGAATACCAGGCACTATTTCGCGTTTTGCTCCAGGGTAAGCCTTTTCAATCTTCTCACGAAGTTCGTTGTATACATACTCGTTTTTTAGTTCCTTATCTTGGAAATTCTTACGAGCAGTAGTTAGTGCTTCACCTACTTGCTGACTGCGAATTTGTTTGAACTGTTCAATAGCCGGCTGCAAACGATTAATCTGCTTTTGTTGCTGTCTAATGTATTGTTCATTCTGTGCCATGTTTGCTTGGATCCTTGCGATATCCGCAGGGTTCGTCGCACGAGCCAACTGTTGTTGAAATGTATTTTGATAATTTTGTGTTTTAACAATTTCATCAAATGCTTTTTTCAACTTTGGTTGAACCGTAAATTCCATTGCTAGTGTAAGTTGATCTTGGCGTTGTTTTGCTTCATTAACATATTCGTCAAATTCTGCTCGTTCCACTTTCAACTGTCTTGCTTCTTCGTGTATTGCTGATCCTTGACCAAGAATACTTGCGGCTTTCTTAGCATCAATAACAACTTCTTTGCCATTCTTCATAAATTTGAATTTGGCGTTTGGGTTCGTTTCTGCGAACTCAATAAAGTCAATTAATTCGTCTGCTGTAGAATTACTTGTGTCATTGCTTACCTCTTCAGGGGCACTTGCTTCGTAATTGTCGCTGTCATAATCTTCGTTGTTGGTATCACCAACTTCGGCTCCATCATTTGGTGCCACAGAGGCGGATGTATCTGCCGATTCATCTACTCCTGTTGCAGTTTGTTCGGATTGCTGTCTAATTAGGTTACGCTCTGTGTGTTCACGCATAGCGGTCATCTTAGCGGCAATACTATCCAAACTTGGGACTGCACTTTGATTAGTGGCCGCCGGCGCTTGTGGCTGGTTAGGACTTATCGTTGTTTCCATTTATTTTCCTTTTAAGTATTGGGCACTTGTTCAGTGTTACCAATACGGTTTTTTAAGTAAACAGCCCTCTTTAGGCTATTCACAAAATCGTCAATGCCCACTAACTCATTGCTTATGGCAATTCGTCTAGCATTGTCGTCTGGCTGATGACTGCGAATGGACGCTAATTCATCAGCAAGACTAAATTTGAAATGATGAACAAACATTGCTAAATCTTTGTTCTTCAATAATGCTTCAGCAAGACTACCATAATGTCTAACTTGGTCCTTTTGACTTGCGGTTAGTTTACTGGGTTGACTTATATCAACTGTTAGTCTGCTGTTATAAAAATCCACTGTTTCGTTTTGTATCATACTATTCTATTCTATATGTGTTTATTTAGCGTTAAGAATAAACCTTTGGATCGCCCATGGCCATGGCCATGAAGTCAAGTTGACTCTCAGCATCTTCACCTGCAACTTCTGCGGCAATCTGTTGTGCTCTGACTTGTGCTAGTTCAGCATCAGCCAAATACTTCTTGTCTTGTGCGTTAGGTTGTTTGTTCTTTTGTGCTTCTTGTGCTTGTGCCATCATCTTAGCAATTTCTTCATCGCTAGGCAAATAAACATCACAGTCCTTGACACTTAAAGTATACAATGTATCAGCATAAGGCTTTTTAATTTTCTTATACATCTCAGGACTCATAACACCTTGTTGAACCATGTTTTGAACAGTTTGCATTAAGCCAGTTTGACACTTTTGAATAATTTGTAGTCTGTTTAATGCGTTTTCTTCACTCATCATACCTAAGGCAAGTTCTAAGTTTAATTGCTTGCGGTCTGTCATTGAAGTCATTTCATCCCAAGCAACATAGTCCATGAACTCTGGCTTCTTGTCTGTTCTGCAAGTGCCTGCCAACTTCTTAACACCAAAGTCGTCGCCGTATTGAATCAATGTGCGCCATATCAAGTATAGTGCTTCTTTTAATCCTTCTGCGGCATTACGAACTGTGTTGTCTTGAATAATTTGATTTGGTGTTAATGCCATTTGTAGTTTAACACCGCTGTTACCAGCACTCATAACTTCTGGGTTGAATACATCCTGAGGTGTAGTCATACCAATCATAGCCATTGTATCTTTTTGTATGCGAGTCATACTTGTTTCCAAGAAGTTTAAGTTACCACTTGGAGGAGGAATTTGGTAAATGTCTTTTGCTGGATCAAACTTTGAATCTAAAATAAAGATAGCGGCTTCGCCGTCCTGTAACATTTCAAAGTCTAACTTGTCTGGCTTAACACCAATACGAGGAGTAGCAGTTAACAATCCCAATTGAATTTCAGCACGAGCCGCTGATGTTGAATACTCCTGCATTGGAATAACTGATTCAGCAATACTCATACCATAGAAGTTTCCTGGTAGTGGTTTTGGACACATATTAGCCACAGGAATAAATTCTACTTCACGAGCACTGATAATATATGAACCTGAGTAAATCAATTCTACTAGTTCCATTTCACCATCACCATCAATGTCATATTTGTTCCATACAGTGACAATACTAACTTGTCTTGAATCTGGATCTGCTGAAGCGGCACTACTAACTGGAATACCCATAACTGGCACTGAATCACGAGCGTGAATAGCCAAGTTGTTTAACACTGAACCTGCTTGGTAAGCACCGTTCATGTTGTATTCAGCAAACTGTCTAAAGTTTTCTAAGTCGCCATTCAAATCAGGATATAACTCAACTGCTTCTTGAATAGACATTGGATCGTAGTAACCACAGAATGGTTGATCCTTCATTTCTGGCACAGTAGGATCACAGATCCAATAGTGTTGAGCAATAGGATGAAACTTGATATTAATGTTGTAGCCAGTTACTTTATATTTGGCTTTGTAAATTGTATTGCGAGACATTGCTGAAGCAATGATTTCTTCTTGTCCAGTAACTTGATTGTTTAATACTTCTGCTTGTCCTGAAGCCAATTCTGCGTAGTTGTCTTCATCATCCATGTTACGCATACTTTCAATATGCTTGTCCATTAACTCATTACTTAATTCTTGTTTTTGTGCTTCCAGTAATTGTTTGATCTCAGCCATGGCTTTGTCCATCATTACATTTATTTGGCGTTTGCTCTGGCGTAGTGTTGTTAGTCCTGATTCTGCGGCTTGTAATTCAAATGCTTTTAGTTGTTCATTGGTGCCCTGTGTTTCTACATAACGAGTAACAAGTTCACGCACTGGTTTGATCATCATCATACCGTTTTTGTGCATACAAGCATCCATAACCCAACGCTCTAGAATAAAGTGAGGATCATTCATTTGGTTAACAACTTTGCTGACCATGTTAGTTGCTTGTCTTGCGGCTTCTTCGTCCCATTCACCATCTGCTACGAATTCAAAGTTAATTTCGCCATTGGGCATAAGTCCTTTGGCAATAACTGCTGTGGCATAATCAACGATAGGTTTTACGGTTGGGTGAATATAGTCAATGCCGTTTACAGGAGCAGTTGAATCTGTAACTGCTAAACAGAGGTAGTGGTAATCGCTGGCTCTGTTAACAGCGTTTTTTGTTCCCAAATAGCGTAAGTAGGATGCCATTTTGACATCCATTTGATTTTTCATACGCACAAAAGTAGCATTAATCTTTTTGTTTTGATTAATGTCTTGCACGGGAATATTTTTAATATCTAGCATTTTTGTTTAGCCCTTTAGATAGTATTATTTAGCGTTTTTTTGTTCAGGCTCTTTAGGCTTTTCTTCTTTAGGATCTTTCTTGCCGAATATTGCGTCCCAGTTGTCACGAATCTTTTTGACATCTTCTCGGCGTCTATTGCTGCCTTTGCTCATTGTAAATCTCCGGGTAATATTATTCTAGGACGAGTCAGTTCATCCTGTAAGTTACAAGCGTGGCAAACTGCGTGTTCTGCGTCCTCATCTTCTAACTCATATACTGTATGTGGTGTATTTGCTGTCATTGCTGCCAATTCAAATACTTTAGCGTGTTTCTCACACAGGATCATTGTGTTTTGTTCTATAGAACATATAAATTTAGGCTGGGTCATGTGGTTTCTTCCATGCTGGTTTATTACTGTAATCTTTGATGACATATCTGTCACGCTGTGCTCTCATCCTATCCGCTGGTGTTCTATTATCCCAGGGTTCTGCGATTCCTTGTAGACATGCAAGTAAAGCATACCTAGCACTATCAATGCAATCGTCAGGATCACTAAATCTTCCTTTTTCATCTACGAAATAATTCTGTGCTTCATTTAAGAAATTGGTGCAATTCTCATTGACCATTAAATTACCTACTTCTAACATTTGACGCATTTGGTTAATACCATATGCTTTGTGATTGGTAACACGACCTTGGCTATCTGGCGGATTCATAATTGCTTTGTCTATAACATTTAGTTCGTATTGTTCAAATAGTTCACGAATGCTGTTGGCACTCATTGTGTATCTGCCAGCAGTAGATGCGTCAGCAGGAAGAACAATAGGACAGCCAAAAACTTCAGGACGAAGCAAATGATTGATATACTGAGTGGGGACTGCTTCTTCAATACCCTGCACAACAATCTGTCTATGTAAGAAAGCAGTTCGCTCATATGGATCCCAATACATTAAACTAATAACTGTTTTATCGTTGACTAAACCCAAGTCAAGTGCTATAACTCTATATATGTTCATCATACGAGTAAAGTCATATTCACCTGTTTTGTATGTAGGCCAGTTACCTAATTGGAATACTGCGCCTTTGCCCATAACTGGCTTACCAGCAATACGGGCTTCTCGTTCATGTGGTAGATAATCTTTTTCTAGTTGTCGTCTTGTTGAAGCAAGTAGAAATGGTTCTCCCCATGGACTGTATTCTGGAACATCGTCCCATGACACACGAATGTATTCATAGCCTTCTTCGTGATTCCAAAATTTACTTACTAGTCCGTTGAGACCTTTGAGCGGAGTAAACGAACATAAAACTTTACCCTGCGTGGTAGCAGTTCGCGTAACAATCTCACTGAAAAAGTCGTCGGGTGGTTGTTCATCAAATACTGCTAAGTTTAATTTGAAACCTTGTAGTTGTCTAACCTCTTGCGTATAGTTTGCAAAAAGTAGATAACTGTTAGAACCACTGACATGCTTGATCTCACAACCAATATTGTTAGCACCATCATTTCGCATAGTATCCACAACAATACAATCACGGGGAATAGCACCAGTTCCAAGATTCTCAGTAATTTTAACATCCTGTGTTCCTAACAATTCATTTTGTAATACCAACGCAACCTGACTCCAACCCTCTCCTGCGACCATAGCAGTGATAGGACTAGTGAATCTATGTCCTTCCCACCAGTCCGGATATAATCCAGTTAAGTGCATGGCAGTTTCATAGCAAGTTGATACTGTTTTGCCAACTCGGTTAGCGGCAAGTATTCCTCTACGATCTGACTTACCAGTTTTGAAGAATGTTTTCTGATGTTCAAACGGTCTAAAGTATTTAAGTTGATTATACTTCATATCGTCGGCAACAACTATACTTAAATCCATTAACTGTGACTTCAATGGACCAGGTATTGTTTTAATTGCTTCAACAGTTAGATTGTGTTCATCCACTGCCCAACGCAATGCTCTGGACATTAATACATCTGTGCCCAGCATTACATTTGCCTTAGTTTATTGGCTGCTAATTTTGTTTGAAGATATTCAACAAATGTTTCAATTTCTTCTGCGCTGAGAATCAAATGAATGTTTAAGTCTTCTTCATCATCTGCGTTTAATCTAAAGTGTAGTTCAAACTCGTCAGGACCAGTCCAAACTCCACCTATGTCTACACAACTACTTTCATCATGTGTTAGATTGAACATTGCTTAATCTTTCCTTAACAGTATAAATGTCTAATATTGCTCTAGCCATATGTGCTAGTTCGTCAGGGTGCATCTTCCAAGTAGTTGGACTGTCTAAGTCAACACCATCACGCTTGTCAAGTCCTGCTTGTAAGCGTTCTGTTAACAAGCGTAGTATATGTTCTAGTTGGCCGGGAAACTTTTCAGCAAAAGCCACTCTGTGTGTGGCATTAATCTTTTGAAGTATTAATGTGTCTGTGACTTTTGCCTGCTCAGTTGCGCGACGGATTTCTGCGTCGCGGGCTGTCATGCTAACTCCTTGTTCGCTCGTCTGGTAGCCCAAATCTTAGCAGTATGTTCTGCACTTTTTGGTTTGCCTTTGTTGCCTTCGCTACAATTTTCACTAGCAGTTTTCTTATGAACATTGTCAGGGTGATAAGGACCAATATCATTATTGCGAGCCATAACAAGTTGTCCTTTATATGGTCCGCGATTAACGATATCATCTCCCCACCATTCAATCCAAGTATCATATGTGAACTGCCAATCAATGCCGCGTTCTTTAGCACAATAACGAGCATTGTGATAATTGCCACGGTATGGTTTAGGTTGTCCTTTTGGGTTTACTTTAACAACTGAATGGTAGATTCTCATTTTGAGAGGTCCCAAACATTGGTTAGAACATTGTCACCAAGACTAATGAATTCACGATCAATCCATGTGTCCCATTGATTGCTGTTGTTTACTTTGAAACTTTGCATTAGCGCACGAAGTTTACGACCTTGTGGTGTTAATGTGCCATCATTGCGAACAACTGTTTGTTCACCTGTTCTTGGATCAACCCATTTGATAATCTCAGGACGCTCACGACCATACTTGTCTAGTTTAATACCATGTGGGCGTTGATCAATTGGACCAACGATTTCATAACTGATTTCACCTGTCTTATATTTGCGAAAATATACACTAACTTTCTTGTCCTGCATTCTGTATTCAAAGTCAGTGTGCGGAATAGCGTTGCTGACAAAGATGTTTTGCATTTGATTTGAGTCTGGTAAATTCTTGTCTCTGGTTGGCACTGGTTTTAATTCTTCTACTGGAACTAGTTCAGTTCTATCAATATATGGATTGTCTCCACCTAAGAACTTTGGATCAACTTCTTCACCATTTAATACATCCATGGCTACTTGATACTTTAGTTTATTGGCACGACCTTTTAAGTTTAGGACAATCCCCGTTTCATCAAATACAAATCTCTCAAGTTCTTTGGCCGTGGGAAAGTCTGTCATTAGACCTTCTAAGTCAAAGTCAGCATTGCTAGTTGACTTTGGTTGGATGCCAGCAACTTGTTCGGCTACTTCAATTATTTCTTCGGGTGTTACGGGAGCGGATTCGTCCCAGGGATTCTCCACCTGTGCTGTTGCAGGTGGGCTTAGTTTTTTACTCATTTCTATTCCTTAATTTTCTATGCTATAGTAGAACTATTGTCCTACTGTGTTATTTAGTATGGACTGGTAGCACCTAGAGCACCTGTTCTACTATTTGTAGATCTAGGTGTGCTCTTTGGCTTAACTGGCTTGCGTGGCGCTGGTGGTTTAATCATCTTTGGCTCTTTTGCCTTGGCTGTATGCTTAGGCTTGGCTTTGGACATTACGGGTTTTTTAGTAGGCATCGAAACCTATACCTTTACCGCCTTTGCCACCACCTGGAGTATAACCACCACCACCTTGATATTGACCACCGGGCATTTGCATGCCTTCAAGTTCTTTTAATGCTTTGTCCATGCCTGACATACTTTCACGCATTTGTTGATAGTATTGAGTTGGACCTTGTTGATCAAACTGTGGAGGTTGTCCACCTGGAGGTTGTTGATAACCTGGAGGACTTGGTTCACCAAACTGTGGATATTTTATTTCATGCGTATCAATAAAACCTGGACCATCAAATTGATCACCTGGTGAGCCGCCGATTGGATAATCACGGCCAGGTATTAACGCCATGTCTCTAGGTTGAAATGCTCCGCCTAATTTACCAGCACTCATGATTACTTCTTATACTTACTTGGCAACTTGCTGCCATTAGCAGTTGGATTAGCAGCCTTACCAGTTGTGCTGTGTAAGCCTTCTAATGCTGGATTAGTTTTACCTGCTTGACCGCGTCCACGCATTTCAAGTGCGTCTGTGATCATACCTGCTAACTTAGACTTCTCACCTGAACTCGCGCTTTTCTCTGCTACATAAGTATCACGCTTTTTCATAGTGCCAGCGTTGCCTGTAGTAGGACCACGCTTTTGGTTAATCTCTTTGTTGCCCATTGGGTTGGTTGATTTCATTTTGTTTTCCTTTTATCCTACTAATATTACCGGAGTAACATATACTGCTACCGAACTGGCTGCGCTGGCTGCATAATAAACAGTTTGAAAGGCGCCACTACCTATCACTTGAATAAATTCTGTTTGGCCTGGACCAATTACTGTGCCTGCTGTGGCCACTGATAAAACTGTTAACTTTGCGTTAAAAAACACAGGAACTGTTGCGCTGGTGTTTGTTACCTTTAAGAACAATGGTGTTTGTCCGCCACTTAAATTGCCAGTTACTTCTGCTGTAGTAACATCACCAGTTGCTGGCGTTGAATCAGCGGTTACTGTAATTACTGGACCGGCTAATTGATATGCGCTCATCGTTGATTCCCTTTAGTTGGACCACGACCAACATTCATACTGTCAGCGTTGCCTTTATAATTTTGTCCTGCGCTGGGCATCCATGCTCTTGTGCCAGCAAAACGACCGCCACCACTTTCACGAACTTGTTGACCACGATTGATGTTGTCACGCACTGAACCTTGTGCTGGTAATGTAGGCACTACTCTAGCATCTGGATATGTTCCATTGTCATCGCTTTTGTTACCAACTGTTGGTCCACGACCTTTGTTGATTAACGCATCGCTGTTAGTTTTCATATGTTGATTACCAGCGTATTTGTTTGTGCCGCGACTAAATCCAGGTGCAGCCGCGCCAGTTGCTGGGTTTACTTTTTCAAATTTCATTTTGATTTTCCTTTTTTGCTTGCTGCCGCTCTCTTAGTAGAGTAAGCGATTGCCACGGCTTGTTTTGTAGGCTTACCTGCGGCTATTTCTTTTTTGACATTCTTAGTGAATGCTTTTTTAGATGTTGATTTAATTAACGGCATACTATTATTTAGCGTTTTCTAAGCCAGCCAATTTACTCAATGCGTCAGCGAATGCTAGTTTTTTGGCTTCAACAGCGTCTGCGCTGTCTGTTACTTCAATCTTTGCTAGACTATTCATTACTTTGTTCAATATCAAATTATGATACTTTAACAATAATTGTTTGTCATCGCTGTATCTGGCTGCTAAGAAGTCTTGTATCAATAATGCTTCATAGTCTTGGCCATTACTTTGACTTTGAACTTGTGCTAACAAGCCTTCAATGGTAATGGTGTTCTTACTGCCTGGCTTACGACCAGCACCTGGACGGGCACCGCCATTCTTGCCTTTGGTCTTTTCTATTTTTTGTGTCTTTTCCATACTATTATTTATTTGTAATTTATTAAGTTAAATACTTCATTGAAAGGAACTGCAATGCACTATACATGGACAAAATGCACTACCGCCGATAGTGGCGACTTAATGGCACTTAGCCTAATGGTTGAGTTTGAAGTAAACAAAATATTCAACTTTAATCCTAATGTTCTAGCACATAACATCGTGTTAGGCTTAGTCAATCAATTTTATACTGGCTCAAGTGATCTTATCTGTGGCGTTAGAGACAAAGATAATAAACTTATAGCCTATACATGGGCTAAGACTGGAGAAACTACCATATGGAGCACCGAACGAGTTATGAGTGTCCGCATGGCGCATGTTGATCCTACACTTAGTTCACGCACACGCATAAAATTACTAGAAGATATGTTAGAAATTTGGACTCGCTTCGCACAACTAACTAACACACCTGTTATTGCCAGTAGCACATTACGCAATGAGCAACAGGCATTTCTAAAACTACACCAAAGAGCAGGCTATATCATTAAAGGTAGCACCGCATACTTACGAGTAGACTTATCACATAAGCCTACTACATTATTTGATAACCCGACACAAGCCACTCCTGCCAATTAGTTGATACCTAGAGTAGAAAGACGCAAAATGACTCTAGTTCTTGATGGGGTTCAGGCGTCTTAACTTTAATCTTCTAATGTAGATGACAACATCCAGATGAACTTAGCCAATGCTAGAATTCTATCCTGGGCATAATTGGCAATCTCTTTATGTCCTTCTTCATCTGCTACTGTCATGAGTTCTTCATAGCAGTCTTTTAGTATTACTAAGTCATCATAGACTCTGCTTAACAATACATCAGCCTTGCCTTCAATTATATCAGTGGTAATCTCGCTGGTGTCTAATACACCGTATATGTCACAGGGCATAAACTCATTGATACTGCGTAGTAGTTCACCTATAACATCAATTTGATCTTGTAAGTCTTCGTAGATACCGCCTAGTAATGTGTGATCACTCTGAAAGTTGCGACCTACTATGTTTACATGGGCTACATGGCTGCGAAAATACGCAACAAAGTTGTCATTGAATACTTGTGTTAGTTGTAGTGCTGTGGTCATATTATCTCGATATTGTTGGTGGCATCATTCTACGACGACGCAGTTCTTCTTCTTCACCTGTATTTAGACTTCCGGAATACAAGGCCATGCCAGGTCCTACGCTGCCTTTAGCCAAACTGCCTGCGCCCTGTAATACTTTATTGGCAGCAAGTGCTCGCATACGATTCATAATGCTTGGACTAGTCTGCGCTGGAGCGGCTGTGGGCATACCTGGCATTGCTGTAGGTGCTACTGGTCCTGCTGATGGCACGCCTGGCATTGGTTGTGGAGCAACAGGAGCCGCTGTGGGCAATGGTGCTCTCATCTGTGGAACATTTTGTGTTGGCACATTGTATGTTGCTGTGGGACTAACTGGACGCATTTGTTGTGCTGGCATATTGCCTGCGGCTCTATTTGCTGCCGCTTCCATTTTTTTATACTGTAAATCAGTGTGTGCTTGTTTAGCGGCTGTGCCTTCTCTATAAGCATCAAATGCTTGTTTAGCAAGTCCAGCACCATACAATCCACCGGCACCTAATGCCGCTATGCCGATATAAGGAGCCGCTGCCAATGCACCTGCTGTTGCTACACTGGCAGCACTTGTTCCAACTGGTTCAATCTTTGTTTGAGGAGCAGGAGGTTCACCAACATCTACTGCTGGTGCTGTTTGTTTATTCTTTTCTGCTTCAGCCTGTAGATAAGCATTGATTTCATCATCACTGTAACCTTCTGCTTTGGCTGCTTCACGATCAAATGCCATGTTTATTCCTTAATTAAAACTGCCTAGAGGCCTACGAGCGGCTTTCTTAGCATACTCTGTTCCATAATCCCAACTTGAACCCGTCCATGTTGGCACTGGATAATACTTAAACGCATCTACTACAGCACCTGGGTTAGAATTGTTTGGATTGTGTTTGGCAATGTAGGCAGCACGAGCGGCATAGATACTGTCATATGCTTCATTGGCACGCTTTTCTTGACTAGCCCATGCTTTGTTTAGTGCATCTGTTTTACGGATCTCTGGATTACTACTACGGAAATCATTTTTAGCAATGCTCTTATCTTTTTCAAACTGATCTCTAGTCATTAATGTCAATCCAGAATACAATGGTTGACGACTAATATCCACATTGGCTTCTCTGTTGGCTTTTTGTTCTGCATCAGACACAGCACCTGGACCAGCATTGGCTCTCAATGTTAATGGAGCAATTTGATTGTTCAATCCAATTTGTGTATATAATACATCCTTTTGACGCGGTGTTAAATTCAATGCCGCTACACGAGTTGATAAGTCTGTTTGATCCTTAAACTGTCCTGTGATCAAGTCACGCATAATGTTGCCAACTTCACCACCTTGACTGCCTGACAATAAGCCAGCAATTTCAGGATTGTTTAGAATACCTTCTGGACCATTAACTTGTTCTCTACGAACACGACTGATTGTTTTACTTGCGTCTGCTTTTGGTTGTATTTCTTTTTCAATGTATTCATTGTAACGCTTTTGTTCATCAACATCAACAGCACTTGCACTTTCACGCTTGAGTTTTGCTTCTGCTTCTGCTTTCTTCATTGCTTCTGGAGTCATGCGACCTGTTACACTTGTGCCTGGAGCAACTGGAGCAACTGGTGTAGGTGCTTGTCCTGCTACTGGAGTAGGAGCAACTGGTGCTATCGGAGCGGCTGCCTGTGGTGCTGGAGCAGCCATTGCTGGTGCTGGAGCAGCCTGTGTCTGCGGTGCTCTTGCGGCGCCTAAGTCTGGACGACTAACACCCATTCTAGCAAGTTCATCTTCTGTTAAGTCTGGCTCACCACGATTGATAGCGGCTTGTCTAAAGTCAGCAACTGCTTTGAGTTTACTGTCATAATCAAGTTTTCTAATACTGTTGGCAAAACTTGTAGCATCATTTTCACGCTTGAAGCCTTGTTTGCGTTCATCAGCAACTTGTCCAGCAACATCGCGAACACGAGTTAACTTAGTTGGATCGCCTTTGTATATTTCACCAGTGACAATGTTCTTAGTAACCAAGTTACCTTGCTTGTCACTTTGGCTACGGTAAATGTTACCTTCTTTGTCTTGAAACTGTTCAGCACTGGTAGATACTTCTCTTTTACTTGTGCCAGCACCCACAGCATTGACTAATTCTTCTGCTGATAACTTCTTACCTGTTTCTGAACTATAGCCTTCTAATGGTGTGCCATTTGCGGCAACTTTGACCATGTATGCTTTACCATCTGCACCTGTTACAGTTTTCTCTGTGCCCAGGCCTAACTTGGCACCTTCTGCTTGTGCTAGACTCTTAGCACCTATGGCAGCATAAAAGATTGCTTTGACCCAACTACCGCCTGTGGTCTTTTCACGCATGGCTCTAGCCAATTCAGTTTCAGTCATTGAACTAACTTTTTCCTGCGCTTTCTGCATTTCACGCTGTTGTGTAATCAAGTCTGCGGCACGGTTTCTAGCACGATCCTTCATCCAATCAGGAGCATCTGTGTCTGTGCTCAACTTCATTAATGCGTTAGGATCATTTTGGTCATCTTGATAGCGTTCAATGTATGGTTTGCTTTCACCTTGTGTAGCAGCCATACCTGGAACTTTGATACCTTGTCCAGCATTGCCACCTTCCATGGCAGGCTGTGCTTGTGCGGCTTCTGGGCTAATAGGTTGTAGTTGTGGCTTCTTTGTTGGCATACCGCCTTGTTCGCCTTGAACTAAGTTTGTAGCACCACTGGCTGGCGCGGCTTGTCCGCCTAATCTTTGATCTACAATGCGTTTAACATTTTCAACACCACCATTGGCTTTGGCGGCTGCTTCACTTATTTGTCCAGTCTTTAGATAATCACTGAGACCTTTAGCACCTAAGAAATGTGCTGCCGCTAAGTTGTTTGGTGTAGGCTCAACACCATATGCTTGTAAGTATTTGGCGTTTTGTTGTGTATAAGCATTTTGTGCTTGAGTTTGTTGTTCTGGTGTTGCTTGTGTAATGTCAGCAGGTAAACTAGGATCAGCACGACGAGCATCTTCATAGCCCGCTGATGTCATTCCATATGTGCCGTATGCACTACCTTTACTTCTGTCATGATAACCAATGTCAGGACGATTGCCTGATTCTTGTTGTGCTATGCTGGCATTATAATCTGTAGGTGCTACTGGTTGTATTTTACCGCCAGCAGGTATTTCTCTTGTAGACTTTACTGTGCGACTACCATCGCCATATTCAACAATTTCTTCTTTGCGACTAACTTGACTGGCTAATTCGCTTTGTTCTTTTTGTGCTCGTTCAAGTTCACGACGCAGTTCTTCTTTGCGCTTTTCTTCTTCTTCAAAGTCATAAGGACTTACAGGGCTAGAATAACTGTCGTCATAGCCTGTGTAATTACCCATTTCATCATATGCCATGTTTTATTCCTTATGCAAATAAGCCGATAATATCTTTTAGGCCTGGATTCTTCGTTTCAGTTGTGCCCTGCTGTCCTGGATACTGTGGAGTATACAATTGACTTGGCGTTAGACCTAACATCTTACCTTTTTGGCTCATCCAATCCATTGGACGCTCTGCGGCACCTAACTGTGTGCTCTTAGCACCTAGGCCTGCTTGTAAATAGTTTCCACCAGCGCCGGTTAGTCCTTGAGCCGCTTGTAGTTTTTGTTGATTCAAGTCACGCATAACACCTGCGGCTGCTTGCATCTGTGCGGCTTGATTAGCACCTGCGGCCTGTGCGCCTGCCAGTGCTTGTCTGCTTGAACCTAACTGTCCTGCTCCACCAAACTGTGCGCCTTGGTTAGCCATGTTCTGCATATACTGACCTTGTATAGGACTCATTGCGGCAGCAAACTGTTCTTGTCCGTATTTAGGATCAAAAAACTGTTGATATCCAGCAACGCCTGTTCTAGCCGCGGCTTCACCTGCTTCACCTAGTGTCTGTCCAACTTGTCCAGCATAGCCAGCCAGCCCTTGAGCAGCCTTAGACATACCAGGCAATGCTTCATCATAGGTTCTACCTACATCTTTTTGATAGTCTTTCCATGCTGGCATGGTTACATCTTTTTTGAACTTTAATGTTTCGCCGATGTCTTCAGTCATGCCTGGCACATAGTTTACTTCTTTTTCGTTTGATCCTTTTAAGATATCACTCATAGTAGTTGTCCTTTAATCTAATATTTAGCGTAAATTTACGCTAGGCCTTTGCTCTTCAAAAATGCTTGAGCCGCTACAGGATCTAACATTGATAGATACGCTTGTTCGCCAGGCGTTAAACTTGCTGTATTTGGTTGGCCGTTAATAATACTCATTGCTTGTTGCATGGTCATTGGCTCTCCAAATGTTTGTAATCCCCATGCTGTCTTAGGAGCATCTGGAACATCATTCCATTTATTGGCATCAAATTGACTGCCAGTTTGTAGCGCACGGTCGCCCCAGTAGAACTTGCTTTGAGCATCATTGGTTGTTTTGTAGAATGGTGTAGTTTCAATCATACCTGGATTCAAATACTTGCCACCACCTGTTGTTGGTTTAACTGGAGTTATTGGTTTTGTGCCAGGATCAACTGGTGTTACAACACCTCCGTCACCACCGGTATCGCCTCCTCCGCCATCTCCGCCACCATCTCCGCCATCTGTATCTCCGGCATCATCGCCATCATCTGAATCATCGCCATCGTCACTGTCATCACCGTCATCTGAATCATCACCATCATCAGCGTCACTATCTGCGTCAGCGTCAGCATCTGCATCTGCATCGCTATCTGCGTCGGCATCAGCGTCTGAGTCGCTATCAGCATCACTATCGGCATCCGCATCAGCATCTGCGTCAGAGTCGGCATCACTATCTGCATCACTGTCAGCATCGCTATCACTATCACTGTCAGCATCACTATCGGCATCGCT